AATCGGAGCGCCGGTGTATGCGACGATACGGAACCGCTTGCCAGCCGGTGCCGACTCGCCCTCGGCGGCTTGCAGGAACGTAACGCCAGAATCAAGTTTGATTGCGTTCATGCTTCGTCCTCTGGGTCGCCGTTCTCATCGAGAGCGCCGCCGTAGTTAACTTCCGGCGTGAAGTCCACGAACAAGCCAAGCTCATCCATCAGCGCCACCTCGGCGGCACGCTGACGCAGTTCGACATCCCATTGCTTGCCTTGCTTGGCGTACTCTGCCGCCAGCGTAGTCGTGTGATTCCGCAGCCTTGTCTCGGCAGCGTTGGCTTCCTTGGCAGGGTCAACGTGCTCTTTGCCGTCCCACTGCCACGACCAATCCCACTCGGAGAATGCTGGAACACCTTCCGGCATGTAGCCGGCGAGCGTGGCTTCGTTGACCCACGCCTCGAGCACACGATCGAGCAACTTGCGCTCAAGATCGTCACGCATGATCTTCTGATGCGTGTCCCTCGTTTGAAAATCGAGTCTGCCGGAGGCGAAGTTATATGAGGACGAATCCAGAGCAGCGACGTTGTATGGCAGCTGCAAGCAGCGAGCGATCTCGTTCAGAATCTCACGCTTAAACATCGCGTAAGTGCTGGTCGGCTGCTCTGCCTTTAGCTGCTCGAAAGTCCAGCCGTCTGGCAGAGTGACCATCGACCGCTTCTCGATGGGCATCTCAGCAAACGCTTCGACCTCGTCCACCTCAGCGGCAGGCGAGTTGGTGCGAAGGAAGCCCGCGAAGTCGGCGGCAGTCTCGGCAGCCGCACAGACCGCCTCGGTGTATCGCCGCAGTTGTGCGAAGAGCTTCAGAGCCGGCGTCACCTCGGGCATGCCACGGTGTTGACCAGGCCGAATGGGTCGGAACCAATGAACCATCTGCGACGCTGGCACTCGCTGGAACTCCAGCGTGTTGACGCGGAAGTTGCTGCCAGGGTGGTAGTTCAGCACCTGATACGCAGTGACGTTGCCGACGGTGTCGAACTCGAGCCCGTCCACCGTCGAGCCGTCAGGCGTGATGCTCTGCGCCATCAACTCAGTCGGCGTGGCGACCATCTCAGACTCAACGAGCCGAAGGTCAAGCTGCACGCCCGGCATCCGTGGATTGGTGATCATCATGGCGAACGCTTCGCCATCGACGACCAGAGCCTCACGCATCGTCCGCAGCTTCGACGCAAGGTCAATCTGCCACGACCAATCGAAGAAGGCACGCTCAACCATCCGAGCGGTTTCGTCGTCGCCGAATTGCAGCTGAAGCCGTGGGCCGGTGCCGACCAAGTCGTTGGCGAGCGTGGCCGACATGCCAGCGAGATATGAGTTGTTCTGCCGCTCGTAGCGAGCCCGATTCCGCATCGTCCGCCGCACCATCGGCGACAGTGCTGCGTCGGCAGCGAATGCGTCAGCGTTGGCCCAGTGGCGTCGATCCTCGCCGCTCTCGGCGACGTCGAACTTGCCACGGACGCGAAGCGGCACAGCCACAGCCTGCGGCTTCTGCCTCGCAAAGAGATTGCCGAGCATGCCCACGTTAGATCGTCCCTGGCGGCAGGAGCTTGTTGAAACGCAGGCCACGTCTTTTGTTGGTGCCCGTGCTGGCAGCCTTGGCAGACAGGTACTTATCCGCCTCGATCATGGCGGCGACGTCCTGCGACTCGACCTCGCCTGCGTCCGTGCGGACACGCTTCGGGCCGGATGCTGTCTCAGCGATCTTGTCGCGCAGTTCGTCGCTCATGCGAGCAACGCTACGGGAAACGCCGTGCGTTCCAGACCGGGTATGCCGTCAGACTTTGACCCAATCCGTGCCCGACCGCTCGTACTCGACCACGTTGAGCACGCCCAGCTTGCGAGCAATCGCCGCCGTGGCAGGAGCGAACACCGCCAGCGACTTGTTGCGGTCAATCGTCCCGTGGATGACGAGAGACGCTGACAGTGCCAACGCCACGCACGAGATCCGGTGCCGAGGATCAACAAACATCTCAAGCGTCGTGGTGTCACGCCAGACGTGCGAGCACGCCCAGCCGACAAGAGCGCCGTCGATGTGGCAGACGGCAATCGGCGTGCAACTGGACGACTCGCCCTCAAGCACGCCAGAGACTTCCTGTTGGAACTCACTGTCAGGCTTCGTCAGCCGTGAGCGAATGGCAAACAGATCGCGAGGGTCCAGCCCATCGACGCTGACGACGCTGATCATTTTCCGAGCCTCTTCACCTGGATGACTTTCTTCCCGTTGGCGTTGGTCGGGATTGTCACCTTCTTCCGCTGCCTGCCTCCCGCCTCTGTCGCCACGGGATGCACGCCAGCAATTGACGCCGCTACGGCAGAGCCAACGAGGCAGTCCCAAAAGTGATTCTCACGCCGGTTGTCCAGCTTCCACTCGTCCACGACTCGACCGCGGGCCTCGGTCCTCACCGGGTACTCGCTGGTTAAGTGCTCGATGAGCATGTCGTGATCACCAGCGTGGAGCGTGATCGCCTCGGGATCGCCCAGCGTCAGCCGTAGCCGAGCCGCCGAGAACGTCTTCCAGAAGTTCGTCTCGTAGACGCCGTATCGCTGGTTGGTCGCAGTCTGTCGCATGACCCAGTTCAGGCCGAGCTTCTCGCCTCGCCCCTTCTTCTCGGTCAAGCTGCCGCCCGAGGCACCGATGCCCTTGCCGTGAGTCGGCAGCAGAGAGCCCGTGAACGTAGACCGCCGGCAGAACGTCCGCACTACCTCTGTGGACTGTCCCCAGTTGGCATCGACGCACACCTGACGCACTCGCATTGGTACGTCGTCCTCACGCAGCCAATCCCTGCCCAAGAGGATCTGCGTCAGAGACTCAAGGCCAGCGGACAACGCACCCTCAAAGCCTGCGCCCTTGGCGGCCAGCGCTAACGTCTTCTTTGCGTTCTTCGCCTCGAAGAACGTGCTGGCTTGGTCAGGGTAAGTGCCGTAGGCCACGACGTGCCCGCCGAAGGACTCGCCCCATGAGGCGACAAGCCAGTACAGCAACTTGTCCTGAACGTCGATGAACGCCGTGAGCGTCTGGTGCGACAGCGGCACCGTGCCACGAGGCAGCGTCAACGCACGAGCAGCGAGCGACCGCTTGTCTAGTTTCTCGGACGAGATGTCGTCGGCGAGCGGAGCGTTTTGGTATTCCGCCTGGAACGCAGACTCACCACGGTCGATGCGTAGATTCCACGCATGCTGAATGGCGCTGAGTTCGTCGTCGTGCTTACGCTCGGGCCACGCAACTCGAGAGCCGGCATCCATCACCGCCTGTTGGTTTGCATAGAACGCATCCGCAGCTGCGGTGCCTTCGCCGCTACGCTGCCCCTCGCGACGCATCTCGGCGTACTGGCCCCACAACTCATCAGCGGTCGGCCACTCGTAGACCAGCTTGGTGCGCTCGCCTTGCCACGACGGATGACGCATCCGGTCGAGCAGCCGGTCAGCCAGGTCGTCGGGACGGATGACGGTGATGGTGGCAAGCCCGGCGATCTTCTTGCCGGGACCGGACAGCCCGAGGATTGCACCGGCAAGGATGCGTTCACGGGTAGCCACCTGCGACGGCGACGCAGATGACTCGTCAGTCTGCGGGTCGTCGATGAGGCACAGGTCAGGACGTATCGTCTTGCCGTCCGGTCGAGTGTGACTGACGCCACGAATACGCCCAGTGATGCCAGCGACTCGCACAGCGGCACCAGCAGACGCAGCCTTGCCGATCCACGGCAGCGTCACCTTGTCTGCCGTCCATCCCATGTGAGTAGGCTCGCCTTCGCACGTCTGCCCACGCACCCGAGCCGTGATGCCTTCCAACGCTCGCACCGGATAGCACGCAGCCGGGAAGTCCTCGGCGAGAAGGTCGTTCTGCTCTAGGTGACTCTTGAGCGTGTCGAGCATCTGGCACGCAATCGCCTGGTCAGAGCCCACGAGCATCACAAACGAGCGGTGCCCGTACAGGCACGCCCAGAGGCACGCCCAGATCGACAGCGTGCTCTTGCCCGAGCCGCGAGGCATGGCGAAGGCAAACAACTCGCCACGCAGCACAGCCGCCTCGATCTTGGCGATAGCCGTCAGGTGGTCAGCGGACCACGCCAGAGGAAACGACTCAGCACCGTAGACCTCGCAGAACTGGCGGAAGGAGTCACGGCAGGCGTCGCGTCGCTTGGCGTCCTTGACCGGCGGAATGCTGCCGATGTCGCGACCGGCTGCGCCGACTTTGCGTGAGCGTTCGCCCGTACGCCGCTTGATGTCGTCGTACCTCGCCTTCGCCTTATCCTGCCGGTCTTTTTGGTCAGAGCGAACCAAGGCGGCTCCGGTGGCTAAAAAACATCACAAATACAGCAAGCTCGCCTT